TGTCGTACAATTACCGCGAGGGGCATTGGTCCATCGGCACCCTGGCGCGCACCGCCGGCACCGACCGCGGCGTCTTCAGCTACCCGCTGATGGTCTCGCCGGACGGCTATGTCTACGAGCACGAGGTCGGCGTCACCTACGACGGCACGGCGCCGTATGCGCGCTCTGGCGCCATTGAGCTGGGCGGCGGCGAGCGGCTGATGGTGGCCCGGCAGGTTATCGCCGACGAGAACGCGATGGGGGCGGTGTCGCTGCAGTTCATCACCAAGTTCGCGCCGAACGGCGCGGAGACGACCAAGAGTTACACCATCGACTCCATCTACACCCCGGTGCGATTCACCGGGCGGCAGGTCGAGATGCAGATCACGGGCGCCTCTCCGGCCACGGACTGGCGCGTCGGCACGATGCGGCTTGATGCCGTGGCGGGGGGAGAGCGATGAAAGAGGTCGAGGGCATCGAGCACATCGCGCCATTCCGCGAGCTCATCGAGCGCGCGCTCGCCGAGGGCTACGGCCAGATGGGCTACCACGACGTGCTCGACGGAATCGCGCGCGGCGAGTACCAGTTCTGGGCCTCGAAGGATTCGTGCGTGGTGACGACCGTTGACATCTTTCCGCGAATCAAGCAGCTCACCGTCATCATCGGCGCGGGCGACCTGCGCGAGATTGATGATGTGATACGCCCGGTCATCGAGGCCTGGGCGCGCAGCATCGGCTGCGACACGATGTTGATCATGGGACGCCCCGGCTGGCAGCGGGCGCTTGAGGGCTACAGACGCACCGCGGTGGTGCTAGAGAAGAAACTATGAGCAAGATTTTTTCGTCCAAGAAGAAGGAAGTCTCCAAGACGGAGATCGACCCGAGGATCTACGACCGCGTGCTGCGGAACCTGCAGTTCGCCGAGGAGGTTTCGGCCATCCCGTACGAGCCGTACCGCGGGATGATGGTCGCGCCGTTCACGCGCGACTATATGGAGGGCGAGGCCGCGACGCGCCGCATCGCGCGAGAGGGCGGCTTCGTCCCCGAGGTGGAGGCCGCCGCGCGCAACGCGCAGGCGCTGATGGGCTACCAGCCCGAGCGCATCAGCGCCGGCCAGATCGGGACCCAGTTCGGCGCGCGCGACATCGGCGCGTCGCTCGCGGGTGGCCCGGAGCGGGTCGCGGCGGGCGCCATCGGGACCACCTTCGGCGCGGCGCCCATCGGCGCGGAGCGCGTCGGTGCGGCCCTTGGGCGCGGCCCGGAGCGTATCTCTGCCGGGCGGGTCGGGACGACCTTTGCCCCCGGGCAGGTCAGCGCCGGCCGAGTCGGTACCACCTTTGGCGCGCGCGAGATTAGCGCGCCGGGCGCTGCGCCCACGGCGCAGGCGGCGGGCTTCTTGGACCAAGACCTTGGCCGCTACATTAACCCCTACGAGGCTGCCGTCACGCAGGCGGGGCTCGAGGACATCAGCCGCGCCGAGGAGCAGGCTCGAGGGACGCGATCAGCCCGCGCCACGGCGGCGCGTGCCTTCGGTGGCTCTAGGGCCGCCATCGAGGAGGGCATCGCCGCCGGCGAGGCCGCCCGCGAGCGCAACCGCTATGTGGCCGAGCAGCGCGCGCGTGGCTTCCGCGAGGCTGCGGCGCTGCGAGAGGCCGACGTCGGCCGCGAGCAGGCGGTGCGCCTCTCCAACCAGAACGCGGCGCAGAATGTGATAGAACTCGCCCAGCGCGGCGAGATCACGAACCAGCAGCGAGACCTTGAGCTCGCTCGGCTTGGGCTTACGGGAGAGACGACGAACGTCCAGGCCAACCTCGAGGCCGCGCGCGCGAACCAGCAGGCGCAGCAGGACGCGCAGCGGCTTGGGCTCACGGCCGAGACGACGAACGTCCAGGCGGCGCTTGAGGCCGAGCGCGCGAACCAGCAGGCGGTGCAGGATTACATGCGCATGGGCCTCACGGCAGAGGAGGCGAACCAGCGCGCCATGATGGACGCCGCTGGTCGCAACCAGCAGGCGGAGCTTGAGGCGCAGCGCCTAGGCTCAACCGCGCAGCAGTTCAATGTTGAGCAGGCGATGCGTGCGGGCCTCTCCAACCAGCAGGCCGTGCAGGACTACATGCGCATGGGCTTGTCGGCCGAGGAGGCAAACCAGCGGGCCATGCTCGACGCGCAGCGGATGGGCTCGACCGCGCAGCAGTTCAACGTGCAGACTGGCATGGACGCCGCTCGCGCGAACCAGGCCGCCGGGATGCAGGGCGCAGAGTTCCGGCTCGGCGCCGGGCGCGACCTGGCGGGCTACGGCCAGACGGCGCTCGAGAACCGCTACGGGGCGGGGCGGGCGATGATGGGCCTCGGCACGCAGCAGCAGAACCTCTACCAGCAGTTCCTCAACGCGCAGCGCGAGGAGGACTTCCGGCGGCAGCAGTACCCGCTGCAGCAGCTCGCCATCCGGCAGGGTGCGGTGTCGGCGTCGCCGTACAACGTGACCCAGACCGGGACCGTAACGGGTCGCCAGTCGCCATTTGATATTGGTATGCGATTTGCTTCTATGATCCCGATGGGCGGAGCGCCCACTCCAGGCTCCGACGAGCGCATGAAGCGCAACATCGGCGGCATCAAAAACCCGCTCGACAAGGTGCGCCGCCTCAAGGGCATCGAGTTTGAGTGGGAGAACGGATACGGCGAGAATGAGGGCGAGGACAAGGGCGGCGAGGAGGACATGGGCATGTCGGCCCAGTCCGTCGAGCGCGCCATGCCCGAGGCCGTCTCGCGGCGCGAGTCGGACGACATGCGCCAGTATGATCTGCCGCAGGTGGTCGGACTGCTCACCGAGGCCGTGAAAGAATTGGACAAGAAGGTCGGCGGCAAGCGCCGCGGGAGGGCGTGAGGTGGACTTTTTCAAGAAGCTGACGGACCGCGCGGCGCAGCGCAGGATTGACGCCGACGAGGAGATGTTCAAGCGCTACGGCACGCGGTACGCAGAGGGCACCGGCGTAGAGCGCGGAATCATGCGCCTTGCCGCGCAAAGCGAAGACGCTGAACAGATGGACCTGACGCCGACCTTTAGGGCCAAGGTTGGCGAGCCTACCGGCGCCGACCCGCTCGAGATGTACCGCAAGATGTACCGCACCTACGGCGGCCGCAAGACGCGCGGCCTGCTCTTTGATTGAGGACCACGAACATGGCAGAGAAAACAAAAAAGCCCGGATTTTTTAGCCGCTACATCGGCGGGCTGCTTGGCGAGGACGCCGAGTCCATGACCGAAGACGATCGCCGCCGGGCGACCTTGAGCTTGCTTGGCGCGATTGGCCGCAACTATTTGTCACCCGGCTCGGGCGACGAGTCGCTTGCTGCCATGCGCGCCAGTCGCGCCGCAGAGCGTAAGGCCGCAGACAACGCGCGCCGCACCGCCGCCGCCGAGGCGCTGATTCCGCAGGTGGTGGGGCGTCTTTTTGAGGACACCGCAGGAAATCTGGAGAGCTTGCCTAGCATTAGCGGAGAGGGCGGTCAGTTGACCGCTAGTTATCGCCCAAGAACGCTTGAGAGTCTGCCAGGAGAAGGCGGAGAGGGTGGTCAGTTGACCGCTCGCTATCGCCCGAGGACACTCGAAAGCCTCCCAGAAATTAGCGGAGAGGGAAGTCAGCTAACTTCCCGATACCGACGAGATCCGATGGGTGCAATGTCTATGCTCTACAGAACGCAGGCTGGGCGGGATGCGGCCACGATGGCGCCGGATCTTGCCACGCTCGCAGCAGAATCCGTTAAGCCAAGCCAGCAAAGCCTTACTAACGATCAGCGAGAGTATTTGACGGCAAGAGACCAAGGATATAAAGGGACTTTCATGGACTATCTGATTGCTATTAAAGGCGCTGGCGCCACAAGACTGTCTGTGTCAACCGGAGAAAGAGGGGAAAACAAGGCGCAGGATACGCTTGCCGGGTTGGAAGCAACAGATATTTCCAATCAGCGTGGCTTTGCAAGGGGGGCGGCTCGTGTTTGGAGGGGAGCGCAAGAACTTATCGATCTTAGCGGAAAAGGCTCCTTGCAGGGATCTCTTGCCCCCGGCCTTATTGGAGCAAACAACTTCCTAGTTTCTATATTTGGCCGCGGGGTAGACCCCAAAGCCATGGCAGATGCCGAACAATTTAATGCTGCGGTAAGTCAACTTGTCATTGACCAGATGAGTTCCCTTGGAGGTGCCAGAGGATTTAGCCGAGAAGAGACAGAGCTTTTGGCAAGGTCATTCCCGAACATTGCAACATCAGCACAAGCGCGTGTTGCTATCGCAAGGCTATTGCAGCGTAAAGCCGAAGAAACTATTGAATCTTATAACGAAAACTTAGATAGCTTTAAGAGAACATTCCCAAATATAAGAACATCTCTAACTCCTGTTGATTTGCCCCAGCAATCCGGAGGATTGCCTAAAGGTGTTACCGCGGAGGAGTGGGCAAATATGTCTCCCGCAGATCGCGCACTTTTCAAATAATTAGGAGCACGACATGGCAGATTTGACCAAGGAACAGCAGCGGGCGATTGCGCTGGCAAGAGCGCGTCTAAAGATAGCTCAAAAGTCAGAAGTCAAAAAAACCGCTCCTCCTGGAATGCTCCCTGGAATTGCGCAGCAGTTCACGCAGGGTATTAGCCTTGGTGGCGCGGATGAATTGCAGGCCGCTGCGGAGGCTTTGGCTGGAGGAGATTATCGTGCCTCTCTCAAGCGGCAGCGCCGTGAGCGTGAGGCATTCCAGGAGCAGAATCCCTACATTTCCGCTGCGTCCACCGCGCTAGGCGCCGTGACTCCGGTCGTAATGTCGACGCTCGCTGGCACGCTCGCAGCCCCAGGCCCTGGCACACTTGCGGCCGGCGGCGCGGCGGGCGGCCGCGCCCTTCAGCTCACGCTGAATGCGCTTTACGGCGGCGGTGCGCCGCTGCGAAATGTACAGACTGTCAGACAGGGCGTGCAAGAAGGCGCGCGCGTCGGATTTGGTCAAGGAATTTTGGCGGGCGGCCTAACGGCCAACCCAGACGAGCGCGCAAGTGGTGCGGTTACCGGCGGCCTGTTGGGCGCCGGATTCGGCGGCGCGGTCGGCGGCGGGATGCAGTCTCTTGCCGTCCTTTCCGATCTGGCATCTCCCTATCTGAAGCGCGTCACGGAATTTCTCGGCGCTGGCAGAAGCGGCGTGTCGCCGATGGCTCCGCTCACGCCGGAGGCCAGTCCGATGGCGCCCATCACGGCCGCAGAGGCAAAGATCCTCAAGGCGATGGAAGAAGGAGGGGTGTCGCCAGATATCGCCGCCATGCAGCTTGAACAGTCGCGCCGGCTTGGCGTTCCGCTTGGCCTTGTAGATGTGGGCGGACAGCCCGTGCGACGACTTGCGCGCGGCGTGCGGACACTCCCCGGTGAGGGCAGCGCCATCATACAGGGCGAATTGGAACGGCGCGCTGCAGGGCAGCGAGGCCGTGTGGTGCGCATGGTAGAGCGCGCAACTGGCCGACGGAGCACGGGCAACGCAGAGGCGCGCGCGGACGAGTTAATCACGCAGGCCCGCGCAGAGTCTGCGCCCTTTTATGGCCAGCTTGAAGGGCTGCCGCCGCTCTCTGAGCCGCAACTTCTGTCCCTGTTCGACATCCCTCGCGTGCGCGACATCGTGCGCAGAAGCGAAGCCGCAAGGCGCGGGTGGGGCGGCTCCGTGGACCCGCTGTACGATG